TGCTTGTACTGACACGATGTCGTTAGCTAATAATTTAGAGAATACTCTTCTCACGATTGGGAAAACAACTGTTTCAAAAGAACCAGAGTCAGAAGTTGAAGAAGCCTCATTGATTAAGTGAGAAGCTTGGTTTTCATACAACTGAGCTACGTTTTCTTTCATGTGACCTTTCAAACCTTCCAAAAAGCCAAGTTTATCCCATTTGTTAATTGTGTCTTCTTTGATAACTTTTAAGTGTTTCAACCCAATGTTACCAACTAGACCGCTTTCTAATAATGCACCCATTTTAATTTTATTTTGTTTTTAGTTTTATGTTTATTTTTATTTTACTATTTTAGACATGATATCCTTCATTCTTAAGAATTGTGGATTTTCGTATGTCTTAGATTCAATTAAGTTTTGAGCCGAACCTGATGATGGAGATTTTTCAATCTTAGACATAGATTCAGTTACAACACTTTGATTATTGTTTGTTAATTCGTTTTTGATAGAGCCGTACAAAGACTTAGATTCTTTCAATGATTCAACGTCATCAAATCTTCTTAAGATGTTGATTTTTTCTTGTTTAGTTGTTGTATGTTCTGTAAACAATCTTGTAGCGTAAGCCAAGTTTGAGTTGAATACCGCAACTTCATTTAATTTTTCTCTGAATACATTCAAAGCTTTTCTATACTCGTCATTCTTTTCTCTCAAACGTACTACTTCTTCAGAAAGAGCTGAATTAGGTTTAACTTTCATTTTAGGTAATCCTTTTCTCATTGGGTAGTTTCTTGTACCGTTAGATAAAGTTCTAGCCGCTTCTTTAGTTTCCTCTTTTTCGTAATCTTTGTAATGACCACCTTTTTCACCAGCTTTCTTTTCAACACCATTAACATCCTTACGTCTGTATTCGTGTTTTTTAGAACCATAGTTTTCTTCAACTTCACTCTCTTTGTATTCGAATTTTTTAGGTTTCAAATTCATACCGACACCTTTAGGTTTAACGGTCATAGAAGATTCTTTAGCCTCCATTTTTTTACCTTCTTTATATTCAAATTTAGCTGAACCAGTTTTTACACCTTTACCAACTACAGGTTTTGACATCATTGAACCTTCTTTAGTTTCTGCTTTAGTAGTTAATGATGATTTTTTCAATGTTCCCATTTTTGGTTTAACTGTGAATTTATTTTCATTTACAGACTCGTCTTCTTCCATATCTTCTTCCTCATCTTCGTCCATAGTTATTTCGTAAACAACATCACCTTCTTCCATATCTTCCTCTTCTTCCATTTCGTAAGATTCTTCCATGTCTTCTTCATACATCTCTTCTTCCTTAAAAATGTCAGCCATCAATTCATCTAACTTTTCATCAGATAATTCTTCTTCCATTTCCATTCCTTCCATTTCCATGTCTTCTTCGTCCATGATTTCATTGTCCATATCACCTTCTAATTGGATGATATATTCTTCATCAGAATCCTCATCTTCCAAAGTGATTTGGTTATTATCTTTTTTAACGATAATACCATCTTCATCACCCATAGATTTGAAAACCTTTAAGATTTCTTCATCAGAAGCGTTTGTAAGGTCAATTGGTTGTTCATCTTCCGAGTCCATATCAAAATCCATTTCCATACCCATGTCGTCAACGTCTATTTCATCTTCATCGTCCATATCCATGTCGATTTCCATTTCATCTTCGTCTCCCATGTCATCCATAGAATCCATTTCAATACCCATCTCGTCTTCTTCTTGTTCGTCAGTCTCTTTTTTCAAAGACTCTTTTACTAATTCTGCGATTTCTCCCTTCATTGTTGAAGCAAGTATTCCTTTTGCATTTTCAGCTACTACTTCTTCCAAATTTTTCATTTGAAGTAGTGCTTCCTCGACTAATGACTTTTTGTCTGCCATATAAATTTTAGAATAATTTACATAATAAATATATCCCAACTTAAAAAAAGTTGGTGTCGGGTTGGCAGAAACCCAAAATAAATAAAAAAACCCCTCGGTTAGGAGGGGTTTTTATTAATCTTCAATTACTTCATCAATTTTACTCTCAGATACTGCCGTGATTCGCCAATCATGTTGGAACCCTTGGTATCGTGAAGTAACCTTGGCTTCTACATCGGTTACTGAGTAACCTTTCACCAATTTCTCTTCTCTGATTTTCTTCAATTTACCTGTGTTTTCATCAGGTAGTTCGTACTGTACTTTTGCTACAAAATATTTTTCGTCCATGTTTTTAATATTATTTGTCCAAATAATGATTTAATTTTTTCAATAAGTCAATAGAGCGGTTCATTCCTTTTTCACTTACACCGATTTCAGGTGTTCTTGAAACCTTTTCTTCTTCTAAATTTTCCTCAAACTTATTTCTATCATCAACATTAGTGAACAAGTATGCACCTGGTGTAGATGGTGATGATACCAAGTCAAAACAAATTAATTCAAAATCTCCTTGTACTTCATTCTGTTCACCAACTTTTTTAAGTGAACCAACACCACGTGATGATATACCTAATGTAACCCCCTGTCTTAGTAAGTTTGCCGCTTGGTCACCCTTGGTAGACACAATTCCTCTTTCGTGGAACCCAGGTGATGTAAGAAGCTTTAATTTACCCATAAGGATGTGTCCGTCCCACCATACGTCATTGATAAGGTGAGATACTCTGTCAAGGTCAATTAATGATGATTCAGGGTGGTTTAGTTCAGATAGTGCCGTTCCTTTGGCAATCATCTTCTTATAGTTGTCCGCTTCTCTTTTGAGAATCTTTTCAGGATACACTCTACCATTACGGTTTGGTGTATTGTATTTTTGTAGTACGGCATAAAATTCAAATGGTTTTGAATAGTCCAACATGTTTTTGTTGGCTTGCTCTAATAAATTCTTATTGTGAGTTTCGTTTGGGGAAATATATCCCGCATCCATTTCAACCAATATTCCTTTACCTGTATCTTGTGGTCCTAATATTTTCATAAAAACATTTTAATAATAAATACCATCAAATTGTATCTTTTACTTTTTTTGAAATAGTAAAATCAAAATAGTCGTTATTCTTAAAATTATCTACGTAAATAGCTTTGGCAATTTTCTTAAGTTTTTCTTTGAGTTGGGGGTCTTTGAAATCTGCATTTTCATTTAGAAAAAGAGTTATTTCCAAATTCATAAAACTCTTTTTTCCATAATAAATTCCACTTGTTCTTAAATCTAAATCAACAATATTTGTTTCTTTGAATGTGTCTTTATCTGCAATTTCGTAAACTGTATGTTTTATACTTCTGCTAAAATTCCCTACAATTCTTTCCCACTTTTCATAACTTTCTTTTGGTGATACCCAACTTTGTAAGTTTAAGTATAGTGATTTGAAATTTTTTGAATCAACTGTACCATAACTCACCTTTGAATCACTGAATCCAATGATTCGTGCCGTTTTCCCTTTTTTCATTAATAATCATTTTAATTAGATTTATTTGTTGATAAAATTTAATCAAATTTAATTACCATGTCAAACTTTTTTGTATCTTTGGGTTATTTAATAGGATATGTTAAAAGTAAAAATAGAAAATGGTCAGAATTTGGAGAAAGCTTTGAAAGTTCTGAAAGGAAAAGTAATCAAAACAAAACAAAATGAAAAGTTACGTGAGAGATTACAGTACAAAAAACAAAGTGTTTTGAAAAGAAATCAGAAACTGAAAGCCAAATACGTTCAGTCCCAAAAAGATAAAGATAATTTATAAATTGTTGTGAAGATTATATAATCTCACATAATTGATTTTTGAAAAAGTATCTGACTGAATCTGTTCGATTGTTTCTTGTAATTTCTTACTAGTTACGTCATCTAAAGATTCTCTGATGTTACTCAATTTACCAATAGTCTTTGATTTTAATTCATCAAATTCTTTCGAGAGTTCCACATCTTCTGTCATTAATACTTTAGACAAATCTCTCTTTGAATCTTCATCTAAATTTTCGATGTATCCTTTGATTGATTTGTTGGCGATGTTTAATAAAGTTTCAATTGGTAAATCAATGTGAGATTTAACCTCAGATGATTCACTCAATGATTTTATTAAAGTTTTTTTGCTATTAACAGTTTCCATAATTTTGTTTGGTGAACTGTAAACAATATTGT